TTATATGCCCATAGCAGGGGCATTCCTAACCACTATTTCACAATTTCTGTTGCCTTTTATCACCACACTTCCATTGATATTGCCCGATACCTGCTGGATGACGAACCGGTCCGTTTCTGTTGCTGGAACGCCGGTCACCAGCCAGCCAACCGACACGCCGAGGACTTCCGCAGCCTTGCAGATATTTTCCTCTGTCGGGGGCAGCGGCATCCGTTTATGCAGCGGTATGCTGGTATCTATTCCCATTCTGGCCGACACTTCAATCTGATTGCGCTGGAGGGCAAAAATCGCCTTTTGCGCCCGTTCGTGCATTGCAACGAGATCGTACCTGTACATCTCTGCTGCACCTTCCCCTTCCTCTGTTATTTCAGCCGTTCCTCTTGCTCGTAAGCGAAATTCAATACTGCGATTTGGCCCTTCCTGTCAAGTGACCGAAAAACACTGATTAGTTCGGCCTCGCTGCCTTGTAGCTGATCCCCGTTGTTCACGTTGACGGCGCTCCCTACGCTGCCCTGGACTATGGCCGAGTTTTGCACGTTGCCCATGCTGTTGCTCATGGAGCGTTCGCCTCCGTGCAGCAGATAGTCTGTTGTTACTCCGAAATAGTCTGCGATCTTCCGTACTGTTTCACCATACGGAACAGCTCCGGCTTTCCAGCGTCCAGGCGATGACGGACTGATCCCCAGTTTACGCACGACAGCCGTTGGCCTCACCCCTGTTTCGTCGCATAACTCCTTAAATTTTGTATAAAACATACAAACAACTCCCCCTGTTTTAGTGAACCATACAAAAAGAACAAAAAGGAACAAACGCTATTGCAAACGGAACAAACATATATTATAATAGCACCATAGAGAACAAATAAAAACAAGAGTTCCGTAAAACCTACTCCAAGTAATTTTTTTAAGTGGAGCAAAAGCATAATAGCATAAAACGGAACAAAACGCAAGTAAAAAAGAACATAAAGGGGGAATAAAATGAAGCCCAAATATTACTCCTGCCAAGACGTAGCCGACATGACCGGAAAGAAGCTCAAAACGGTGTGGGGCTGGTGCAACAGCGGAAAACTCCGCGCCAGCCGTCCGGGTGGCCGCGACTATCTGATTGCCGAGGCCGACTTCCTGGAGTTCATGCAGAGCGATAACCGCCGGAAGCCTGAGAAAAAGTCAAGCTGAGAAGGGAGGGACCACCATGAATGGTGAGACAACGAACGTGTTCCGGCACGGGAATGTGATTGTCCGCATCCATGGGAAAGAACCAAGCCGCGAGGTGCTGGAGAAAGCCTGCATCAAGTTCATGCGGGCCGTGGAATCCGCAAGGGCCGAGGCGGAATCTAAAAAGGCCGCCGGTGACGAGGGGGCCGCGTAACATGGCTATGACCTGCGTAACCCTGGGCCGCGAGTGCGACGGCTGTATGAACTGCGAGAAGGAAGCCGAGGTCGTGGGTATCTGCGAGTCGTGCCGCGAGGAAATCCGAGCTGACGAGACCTACTACGACATAGAGGGTGATCTTCTCCACGAGGACTGCCTGCTCGATTGGGCGTGGAAGTACAGGAGAGAGGTCGGATGATACAACAACAAATCAACAACGAAGCCCAGTGGCACGAGGAACGGGCCAATGGCATAGGAGGTAGCGAGGCTGCTGCTATCATTGGCCTTTCGCCTTGGTGTTCCAACGTCGAACTGTGGCGGCGCAAGACCGGGCGACACGCAGCCCCGGACATTTCCAATAATGCTGCTGTCCAGTACGGCCACGACGCCGAGCCTCTGATCCGGCAACTGTTTGCCCTGGACTATGCGGACAAGTATTCCGTGGCGTATGGCGGGGCCTTTGATATGGTCCGCCACCCTGACCACCCGTACATATTCGCTACCCTTGACGGCAGGCTGACAGAGGTCGAAACCGGGAGAAAGGGCGTCCTGGAAATCAAAACCACCAGTATTCTGCGCTCGATGCAAAAGGAAAAATGGTGGAAAGATGGAAAGCCTGCCATTCCCGACCAATACTATTGCCAGGTCCTCTGGCAGATGATTGCCAGCGGTTTCGATTTCGCCGTTCTACACGCGCAATTCCGCTATGAATATGGCGACGAACCGAGATTCGAGCGCCGGACCTACACCATCGAGCGTTCCGAGGTGGCCGATGACCTGGCCTATTTGGAAACCGCCGGGGTGAAGTTTTGGACCGAGAACGTCAAGGGAGACCGAGAACCTGATCTTATTCTCCCAGAAATATAGGAGGTACCCATGAAAATTGAAGAGATCAACGCCGTGCTGGGCATTGATACCGACGCCGCCACCAGCACCAAACTACTGGCACGGGCAGCCGAGTTCTGCGACGAGATGGCTGATTGCTATAAGTCCGGCACCCTGGAGCGTCTGGCATTTGGCTCCCTGCGGTATGTCCTGTGTCATGTAATCAGCAGCCACGAAGAAGGAGCAAAGTGATGCAACTTGAAATTTATTCCCCAACTCAGGCCCAACCGCTGCCCCCCGTCGAGTGGAACTACGCCGAATTGAAGCAGTGGGTCAGCGATGGTCTGGAAGCCTACCGGGGCCGTGTGTATACCGAGGACACCGTGACCGAGGCCAAGCGAGACCGGGCGACCCTGAACAAGCTGGCCCAGGCCATTGAAGACCGCCGCCGGGAGATCAAGGCCGTGTATCTGGCCCCCTATGACCAGTTCGAGAAGCAGGCCAAGGAACTCGTCGAGATGGTCAAAACCCAGAGCCGAGAGATCGACGCACAAATTAAAACCTACGACCGGCAGCGCCGAGAGGAAAAGCTGGAACGAATCAAGACTGAGCTATACACCCCGATGATCGGCGACCTAGCCGAGGCCATTCCCTACGAGAAGCTGCACGACCCCAAGTGGTTGAATGTGACCGTCAGCATGACGGCGGTGTCTGAGGCCCTGGCTGAGAAGATCGAGCGTATCCGTTCCGGTTTTGCTGCCCTGCACAAATTGGATGTTCCGCCGGATGTGCTGCATCAAATTCATGCCGAGTTTGCGAAAGATTTTGACCTAGCAGCCGCTATTGCAGCAAAAGACCGCATCCTGGAAGAGAAGAAGCACATGCTGGAGTTTGCGCGTCATCTGGAAGCTCAGAACGCTACGAGAGCCACGCAAGGCGACGGCAGTATGGAACAGCACCCAACTTCTGAAAAGCCCGCAGAAGCGCGGGAGACGGCTCACGGCGATGAGCCAGTCATGCAGTTGGACTTCCGGGCATGGGTCACGCGCTCCCAAATGCTGGCCCTGCGGGAGTTTCTGAACACCAACAACATCAAGTACGGCAAGGTGCCGAGAAAGTGAGGAATAACCATGGCAGTATCCAATTCCCTGGTGCAGTCCAGAGGCGGCAAGCCCAAGACTTTCAGCGCGTTCCTGACCTCTGACGCGATCAAGCACCGAATCAACGAAATGGTGGGCGGCCGGGATGGACAGCGGTTCATCACGTCCATTATCTCCGCTGTCAGCACAAACCCGGCGCTGTCCGAGTGCGAACACTCCACGATCCTGTCCGCCGCGATGCTGGGCGAATCCCTCAAGCTGTCGCCGTCCCCGCAGCTGGGGCAGTATTACATGGTCCCCTTCAAGGACAAGAAGCGCGGCTGCAAAGTGGCTCAGTTCCAGTTGGGCTATAAGGGCTACATTCAGTTGGCTATCCGGTCCGGCTACTACAAGAAACTGAACGTCCTGGCGATCAAGCATGGTGAGCTGGTTCGGTTCGACCCTCTAGAGGAAGAGATCGAGGTCAACCTGGTCGAGAACGACACCGAGCGTGAGGCTCTTCCGACCATCGGCTACTATGCCATGTTCGAGTATCAGAACGGCTTCAAGAAAGCCATGTACTGGAGCCGTGAGAAGATGATGGCCCACGCAGACAAGTACAGCATGGCGTTTAGCGCCAAGGCTTTTGAGAAGCTCCAGGCGGGCGAGATCCCCGAAAAGGACCTCTGGAAGTATTCGTCCTTCTGGTACAAGGACTTCGACGGTATGGCCTATAAGACGATGCTTCGGCAGCTCATTTCCAAGTGGGGCATCATGTCCATCGACCTGCAAAAGGCCATGGACGGCGACATGGGTACCATCAATGAGGACGGTTCTGTGGATTATGTGGACAACTACCCCGACGAGTCCCCGGCCCCGGCAGAGGAACCTGCGCCCGCACCCATTGTTGTGGATGAGAATACCGGGGAGATCGTCGAAGAGGCCCTTGCTGCCGCTGATCCTACCGCCGACTTTTTCAATCAGGAGGGCTAACGTATGAGCCGTGACTATTTCAGCGAGTTCGAGGCCCAGCAGGAGAAGCTGGAGAAGCTGCTCGACGAAAACAACCTGCTGCACGAGTTTGCAGTTGACGACTATCCAATCACCCTGACCATTCGCCCCAACGCTGTCCCGGATGCCCAAATGGCTATGTTTGCCCGGGCGACCGAGGGCGTTTCGTCCAGCGACGCGCGGCTGGTGTTCCAGTTCCTCGTTGACGAGATCAACGTCCGGGTCTATGGGCGGCTGATTATCTCCGACGCGCTCATGTCCAAGATCAAGGGCCAGGCCAAGAAGATGCTGCTGTTGTGGCTCCAGGCCGACCATGCGGCCCGCGTGGAGCAGTCCGAGTATAAGCCTGCTGAGAAATCCCAGGACGGCAGCAGCGGTGATTTCGCCGAGTTCTACGAGCAAGAATAACACCAGAGAGGGGCGGGGAAACCCGCCCCCACACATAAGGAGCACTCCACATGGGTAAAAAATATTACTGGTTGAAACTGAAAGACGACTTTTTTACTCAGCCAAAGATTAAGAAGCTGAGACGGATTGCTGGCGGCGATACATACACCATTATCTATCTCAAAATGCAGCTTTTGAGCCTGAAAAACGAGGGGCGGCTGCTGTGGGAAGGTACGGAGGACAATTTTGTTGACGAGATAGCCCTTTGTATTGACGAAGATCCCGAAAATGTAGGTGTTACTGTCAACTATCTTTTGCGCCAGGGCTTGCTTGAACAGGCGTCAGAAACAGAGTTCTCGCTCCCACAAGCCATGCAGAGTATAGGCAGTGAAACGTCTGGTGCCGAGCGTGTCAGACGTTTCAGAGAACGGCACAAAACGCTGGAAATTGGCACTGGACCTGAGCAAACAGGGCAAAAAGCGTTACATTGTAACGCCGATGTAACAAGCTGTAACACAGAGATAGAGAGAAGAGATAGAGAAAAGAGAGAAGAGATAGAGGGAGAAGGTACGACGGCGGATGAACCGCCTGCCCCCCCTCGTCCCCCTGTTCCCTATGAAGCTATCAAGGATTTCTACAACCTGACCTGTTCATCCTTCCCACGCTGTACGACCATGTCCGAAAGCCGCAAAAAGGCTATCAAGGCCCGGTTCACAAGCGGCTACACCCTGGAGGACTTCAAGAAGGTGTTCGTCAAGGCCGAGGGCAGTAGCTTCCTGAAAGGCCGCAACGACCGGAACTGGACGGCGACGTTTGACTGGATGATCAAGGACGGCAATATGGCAAAAATCCTTGAGGGAAACTACGACGATCACGACACAGTGCCCGGTCCTGGCCCAAGACCGACCGGAGGCGGGCGGAACAACACCGGCTTCCAGACCTCAAACCCATTCCTTGAGATGCTGAACGAGGAGCGTGACAAACGATGACCAGAGAAGAGACACTTGCTATTATGTCCGTACTTCGGGCTGCTTATCCCACCTATTACCGAGATATGACGCGCCACGAGGCTGAGAGTGTGGTTGCCCTGTGGGAGGAAATGTTTCGGGATGATACCGCCGAGGTCGTGGCCCTGGCCGTGAAAGCCCACATTGCCAACGATAAGAAGGGCTTTCCGCCCCACATCGGAGCGATCAAAGAGGCCATTGTTAAGATCACGACGCCTGAGCAGATGACCGAGGCGGAAGCGTGGGGCCTGGTGATCCGGGCTATCAGCAACGGGACGTATGGCTCCCAGAAAGAGTTCGATGCCCTGCCGCCTGTACTCCAGCGGCTTGTAGGTAGCCCGAACCAGCTCAAGGAGTGGGCAGCCATGGACGCGGACGTCGTTTCTTCCGTGGTGGCGTCTAACTTCCAGAGAAGCTATCGAGCCAGAGCAGCCAGCGAACGGGAGATGCTGAGTCTCCCTAGAGATGTGCGCCAGGCGATGCAGAGCATTGCGGCAAGTCTGGCTCTGCCTGAGTTGTCCGCAGGGGGGGCAGGAAAATGATCGGAACCATCCTAGCAAATAGAACAGCTGCTGACCGCAACAAGACTGATTTCTACGAGACGCCGCCGGAGGTCACGAAAGCGCTGCTGGATTTTCTGGAGCAGCGAGACTTCCTGATTCCTGGGCAAAGCGTTATCTGGGAGCCAGCCTGTGGGGCTGGGAAAATGGCGAAGGTCCTGGAGGGACGCGGTTATCAGACCGTATCTACTGACCTGTACGAGTGTGGATACGGAGAAGCTGGCGTCGATTTCATGTCGAACGCAAGGGCCTGCGACTGGATTATCACGAACCCCCCCTTTTCCCGCGCTGCCGAGTTCATTGCGCGAGCGTTTGATCTCGGTAAGCCCTGTGCTATCTTGGTAAAATCCCAGTTTTGGCACGCAAAGCGGCGCATTGAGCTGTACCGGAGGAATCCGCCGTCTTATGTGCTCCCGTTGACCTGGCGGCCCGACTTCCTGTATGGGGCCAAATCAGGCAGCCCGACGATGGAAATTATCTGGACGGTATGGACAGGGACCCATCACGCGGCGAAATACGTTCCGCTAGAAAAGCCGGAATGAGGTGAAGCCATGGCTGAGATCAAATACATCATCCAGGGAGATCCCCGGACAAAGAAGAACAGTTTGATGATTGCAGGATCTGGCCGCCGGTGCCCAGCCTGCAAGAAGTTTGAAAAGCAGTGGGTCCGACAGAGCAAAGCGCACGACGAATTTGCTGAGGCCGCCAAGTGGCAACTGCGCCCCCTGCCCCCGAAGCCCATTGACTGCCCTGTCAATATCCAGTGTATGTTTTACATGAAAACGCGCCGGATCGTGGACGGCCTGAACCTGCTGGCAACCATCGACGACCTGCTGGTAGAGACCGGGATTCTGGATGACGACAACAGCAGGATCGTCGTAGGACACGACGGCAGCCGCGTTCTCCACGACCCACTCAATCCCCGTGTGGAGATCACAATCACGAAACTGCCAGCCGACGAGCAGTTGGCGATGTTCTGAGATTTGTGACCAAATTGCAACTAAGACCAACCAATAGACCAACTAATAGACCAACTAATAAACCAACTTAAACTAATTTGGAGGGAGACTCATGCAGGGAAACGAAACGATGACAAAAGAGCGCCTGGCGTCCTACATCTCTCTCAGGCTGGAGGTTGACAACCAGCTGGAGCGTCTGGCCCGCATGAGAAACGAAGAAAAAATCCCAGCTATGCGAGAAAGCGATGGGTCACAGCACAGCCCCGGCTCTGGGGATCGCATGGAGAGAGCTATCATTCGCCGCATGGAGTATGAGGACCGCGTTATGCCGCAGATCGAGGCCGCCCTGGTAGAGATGGAGACCATCGAACAGGCTATTTACGCGGTCGCAGACCCGATGGAGCGAGAGGTCCTGAGACTCCGATACATGGAGGGCAATTACATACGGCACATGCCTTGGCGCGATGTTGCACTGAAACTATTCGGCGACGACGACAAGCGCCACATGGTAGCTACCTACCGGCTCCACACGAGAGCACTGACCAACATCACAAGTTGAAAGGGACGCCCAGCTAGGGCGTCTTTTTTCATGCCCTGATTTATACACACCGAATACACACAAAATTATTGACTTTTGTGTATTGAGTGTGTATAATAGTAAGAGTAAGGGGGACAGACAATGAAACGCAGAGATTTGATAAAGCTACTGGAGAAAAACGGTTGGTATCTAAAGCGCAATGGTGGAAACCATGATATTTATACCAACGGGCGAGAGAACGAACCTGTTTCCAGACAGAGCGAAATCAAAGAAGACCTTGCAAAAGCAATCATCAAACGGAGAGGGCTGAAATAAGCCCTCTCCACCCCCTGCACCATCAAACAAGGAGGGAAAAAGCATATGAAAAAGGCGTATCCTGTTATCTTTACCCCAGCGGCAGAGGGGGGCTTTACGTCCTATATGCCGGACTTCGATATAAACTCCCAGGGTGACGACCTGGCGGAGGCAATCGAAATGGCGCGGGACGCCATGGGGATCATGGGAATTGATATGGAGGACGAAGGGAAAACCCTGCCGGAAGCCTCTGAGAGCGTAGCGCATAAGCCCGGTGACGTTGTGTCCTTCGTTGACGTTGACTTTGCCGAGTACCGCAGGCAGAACGATATGCGGACCGTCCGGCGTAACGTGTCTCTGCCAAGCTGGCTGAACGCTGAGGCAGACAAGGCGGGGCTGAATGTGTCCGCTGTCCTGCAAAACGCACTCCGGCGAGAGCTTGGAGTCGGATAAGAAAATCGAAATCGAAATGATAGTAAATGATAGCTTTTGTGGTTGTTTGTAATCTTATTTGCGTGGTATAGTACAACCATCGGAGCAAAGGACGAAGGCCGCACGGGGAAACCTGTCGCGGCCTTTTCTGTTGGAGGTGATAGCATGGGCGGTGGCTCTGGTATTGAGAACTACGGAACTGTACTCAAGGAAATCCGGGGGATGCGTAAAGGGGCCGAGACCTGCATCAAACGAACAATGTCCGATATGCGGACCCGCGTTCCTGGCTGGGTAGCGACTGAGGTCTCCGCAGTCTACGGAATCAAGAAGGGCGAGATCACTCCGTCAAAGGCTGGCAAGGGTGGAAAGAAAGCCGGTGGTGTCCACGTCCGAGGCGAGACGATAGACTCAATAGAGGTCGTCTACACTGGCCGTGTCCTTACTCCTACTCACTTCGGTATGACTCCAAAGGCTGCCCCCCCGAACAGAGGGTACACCCTGAAAGCATCTATCCTGCGCGGCAGCAAGTCCACGCTGGGCAAGGTGAAGAAGCTCACGAAGAAGCAACGGAAACAGATCGGGAAGAACTTCCGGCGGCAAGGAACCAAGTCGAGCGACCATTCTCCCATTATGCTGCTGGGCAATGGCGGGGGTGGCTCCATCCCATTCCAGCGCAAGAGCACGAACCGAAAAGACCTGGAGGTTATCAAGACAGTATCCCTGCCCCAGATGGTATCCAGTGACAGAACCAAGGACAACATCGAGAGGGCAATCAACGAGGGGTTGGAGAAGCGCCTACAGCAAAACCTAAAGCTGATCCTGAAATAGAACCCCCAGAATAATAAGCGCCACGCCTGCGGATATTATTCGCAGGAGGTGGAACGTGGAGGACACCAAGACTAAGTACAGGCTCACGCTGGCACAATACATGCAAGAGATCAAGCAGGTGGAGACAAAGGCCAAGAGGGCTATGCGTATAACTCTATGGCTCAAGATCATCCTGTCCATTGCTACTGTGTCAGCTGTTGGCGCATGGCTCAAAGGCCATGGGGCGAAGGAAGTCTGGGCGTTCATCATTGTGCTGGCAGAGCTGGCCGATGCCATGATGAACACGCTGCCCTATGCTGAGCAGAGGACAAAGCTACCGGCAATGAAGATCAAGCTCACGGATGTCTACATCGAGATGGAGCATGACCTGACACGTCTGGAGAATGGGCTGATAACAGAGGACGCAGCCCTTGAGAAATACTTTGCACATAGGGACGCATGGGGGAAAGCACTCGCTTGAAGATTGCTTTTCTCTTTTTCTTTTTTTATTTATTTTCTTTTTCTCTTTTTACATGGCTCCTCAACGTATAGGTAACTACGTGCGGTGCAATCCCGCAGGGAGCCACCACAGAGGGCGTGACCCTCTGGCATTTCTCATATCTCCTCCCAAGAATATATATGACCACAACCAGGTAAGGGTCACGCAGGGGAAAGCCCAGGCAGTAGCCGAGGCAATACCGCCCTGTGCTCCAGTGCAATTCTGGTGAGCCTGGACCCCTCAAGGATAGGACACTGCACGAGGCCGCTGCGCTGCCCTGTGCTGCGTCGGGACACGAGGGAATGTAGTTTGACTATGCGAGAAGAAAAATGCGGCACAAGCGATTCTGCGAGGCGTGAGAGAGTTTCCGTGGGTCCTTCCGACGGTCAAACGCTACTGTGGTGCTCGCGAGCCCATTTTTTGCCTAGTTTTGAAATTTTGAAAATCGGCCATTTCGTTACCACGGGCCGAACTGTAAGAGGTGGACAACCGTGAAAAACATAGCTGCAATCAACCAGGAACGCAGGCGCATTGATACCCTGAAACCTGCTGAGTACAATCCGAGGAAACGGCTGCAACCTGGGGACTCTGAGTACGAAGCTCTGAAACGGAGCATCGAGACGTTTGGCTACGTTGATCCTATTATCGTCAACAAAGACGGTACTGTGATCGGCGGACACCAGCGTCTTTTTGTTTTGTCTGACCTGGGATACCTGGAGGCCGACGTTGCTGTTGTGGACCTCAACAAGCAGGACGAGAAGGCCCTGAACATTGCCCTGAATAAGATCAGCGGCGAATGGGACGAGGAAAAACTGGCAGCCATTTTCTCCGAGTTGAAACTGGATGGATACGACGCCACTGTTTCCGGTTTCCAGGATGACGAGATAGCCAGCCTCATCTCTGGAGTGGTGGCCGAGGAAGCCGAGGCTGCCGAGCAGTACAGCCGAAAGGTGGACGTTCCACACTACGAGATTACCGGGGAGACTCCAAAAATCAGTGAACTATTCGACCAGTCAAAGGCCCTGGCCCTGCTGGACGACATCGAGAGCGACGGAAGCATCAGCGAAGAAGAACGGGAGTTCCTGAAACTCGCTGCCATGCGTCACGTCGTTTTTAATTACCGAAACATTGCCGAGTATTATGCCGCCGCCAGCCCTGCGATGCAGGGGCTTATGGAAGACTCAGCTCTTGTAATCATCGACGTTGACAGGGCGATTGCCAACGGCTATGCAGACCTGTCCAAAGTTGTTAAAGACATTCTTGCTGACGGAGATGCTGACGGTGCGTGACGACTTTGCTGTCTTTATCTTGACACATGGCAGGGCTGATAACGTAGTCACGCTCAGGACCCTGGAGCGGCAGGGGTACAGAGGACGTTGGTACCTGATTATCGACGACGAGGACGCCATGGCTCCGATTTACTATGAGAAATTCGGGAAGGATCACGTCGTCACATTCTGCAAGGCTGCTGCTGCCGACAGAACTGACACCATGGACAATTTCGACGAGCATCGAGCTATCTTGTACGCCCGGAACGAGAGCTTCCGAATTGCGCGAGAGCTTGGCCTGACGTATTTTCTCCAGTTGGACGATGATTACTCCGGTTTCATGCTTCGGTATCCTGACGGCAGCAAATTGGCCCACTTGACGCCCACAGGGAAAGACCTGGAGACGCTATTCGAGGCCATGATTGACTTTCTGGATTCTTCCGGGGCGCTGACCGTGGCGTTTGCCCAGGGTGGTGACTACATTGGAGGCTTGGCCGGTGGAGCTTATGAGCAACGCTTGATGCGAAAAGCCATGAACACGTTTTTCTGCCGGACTGACCGCCCGATAGAGTTCCGGGGAACCATGAACGAGGATGTCACGGCATACACCACACTGGGGAGCCGGGGGAACCTGTTCTTTACGATCACGGATGCCTGCATTACTCAGTTGCAGACACAATCTCTGAGCGGTGGGATGACTGAGGCATATTCTGAGAGTGGGACGTATCTAAAGACGTTTTACTCTATCATTTCCATGCCGTCCTGCATCAAGGTCAGCATGATGGGAGAAAAGCACAAACGCATCCACCACAGGATCAACTGGGAGTGCTGCGTCCCTAAAATCCTGGACGAAAAATACAGAAAGGACGCTGACTGATGCTAGGAATCACTGGCGACAAGATGTTGTCGCACATTGACAGGATCGTCGGAGACCACAGGCCCATAACAGCCGACGTGTTTCTGACCAACTACTGTAACAACAGCTGCCCGTACTGCACATACCGTCGCTGGAACCTGGAGGACGGCGCGTACTCGATGGGCTATGACGAATTTGTCCTGTATGCTGAACGGCTGCTATCGTTTGGAGTGCAGGGCATTATCCTGACCGGGGGCGGAGAACCTACCGTCTGCCGAGATTTCGAGAAGATCACGTCCTGGATGGAGTCACAGGAAATCCACTACGGAATTAACACGAATTTCAATCGGATGGTCCGCATCAAACCTGACTATCTCAAGGTCAGCCTGGACGGTTGGGACGAGGATAGCTACGCCGAGCGCCGGGGCGTCCGGCATTACCAGCTCGCACGAAAAAATATCCAGGCGTATGCAGCATGGAAGCGAGAGAACAGCCCCGGCACGTCCCTGGGCATCCAGTGTGTGGTCAAATCTGTGGAAGATGTGGAAAAGTTCTTTTCTGCCAACAGGGATTTGGACGTTGACTACATCGTTTTCAGGCCGGAAGAAAGCACCGGTGGGAAAGCCTATGCTGGGGAATCTGCGAGAGCTTCTGCTGCTGAGATTATTCAGGCCGTGAATAATTTTACCGAGATAGACAGCCGCGTTGTGTGCAACTTTAAGTGGCACTTGCTGGGCGTCCAGGAGCGCGATTGCGTGGCTGCCTGGTCCCAGATTGCCATGAATGAGCGAGGCGGCATTATGTTCTGCTGCCACAAGCCGTACCAAGTCCTTGGCCACATCATGGACGAGGATATTCTGGAGAAAAAGGCGGCTGCTGTAACGGATATGCGGACCTGCGATGTTCCGTGTAGGTTGACAGCACCAAACGCTTTCGTAGCCAGCACAATGGCCGAGAGAAAGGACGCTTGTTTTTTATGATCTAAAGGCGGGGTGATCTTATGGCAGAACAGAGCAACTTACAACCGACGGCTGTTATAGCCCAGATATTTGGCGTCTCTGTCCGCCGAGTGGAGCAGCTAAAGGCCGAGGGTATCATAAAGGGCCACGGGAAGCCGACGAAGTATGATCTTCTGCCGACGATCAAGGCGTACATATCCTACCTATCCGACAAGGCACATGGGCGGGAGAAGAAGCAGACCGATGCACAGTTGGCAACAGCAAAGCTGGAGGCCGAGAAGCGAATCAAGGTCGCTAAGGCGGAAATGGCCGAGCTGGAGCTACGCGAGTTGAAAGGTGAACTGCACAGGGCGTCTGACGTTGAGGCTATCACGACGGACCACGTTATGTTTTTGCGCTCCATGCTTATGGCGCTGCCTGGTAAGGTGGCCGTAGATATGGCCGCGATACAGTCCGCGCCGGAGGCTGCGGAGCGCATGAAACAGGAAGTATACAACATCCTTGGGCGGCTTGCCTCATATCGGTACGACCCTGACGAATACAAAGAGCGAGTGATGGAAAGGCAGGGCTGGAATGAGCGACAAGGAGACGACGACGATTAAAAAACGTCGTATGCGTTCTGTTGATCGGACCTTCGCCCGTTCCTTTGCAAACTACACGCCCCCTGCCGACCTAACCGTTTCCGAGTGGGCAGAGGCCCACAGGGTATTGTCCAGGGAGAACAGTGCCGAGTCTGGCCCGTGGCGCAATGCCCGGACCCCGTACCTAGTGGAGATCATGGACGCCTTCACCGACCCGAAGATCGAAAAAATAAGCCTGGTGGCTTCATCTCAGGTCGGCAAGTCCGAGCTGGAGCTGAACATCATCGGCTATATCATTGACCAGGACCCCGGCTCAATCCTATACATTCAACCAACAGTTGACGACGCGAAGAAATTCTCGCGGCTGCGTATTGCTACTATGATCCGGGATAGCCTGACGCTGCGGCAGAAGGTTGCTGACATAAAAAGCCGGGACAGTGGCAACACCATGCTGCAAAAGAGCTTCCCCGGAGGGATGCTTACCATCGTAGGCTCCAACAGCGCCAGCGGCCTGGCCTCCACCCCGGCAAAGTACGTTCTTGGTGACGAGCGCGACAGGTGGGCTTTATCGGCAGGGACCGAGGGCGACCCCTGGGCGCTTGCTGAGGCCCGGACGACGACGTTTTACAACTCCAAAATGGTGGATGTCTCCACCCCCACTGACAAGGAAACCAGCCCCATTGCCAAGAGCTTCAACGAGGGCACGAGGGAACGCTGGTGCCATAAATGCCCGCACTGCGGGGAGTATTCCAACATCGTTTTCGACAACATCAAATTCGACTTTGAGACCGTCGGAAGCGGCAGGAAAAAGGATTACATCGTAAATTCTGTTTCGTGGAGCTGCCCGGAGTGCGGCTGCTTGTCCAGCGAGGACGAAATGCGTAGGCAGCCAGCGGAGTGGATAGCTGAGAACCCCGAAGCCTACGACAAGGGGCATAGATCGTTCTGGCTGAACGCCTTTTCGTCGCCGTGGCAGGCGTGGTCAAAGGTCGTCTATTCCTTCCTGGTTGCCAGAAAAGACCCGCAGCGACTCAAAGTCGTTTACAATACCATGCTTGGGGAGCTGTGGGAAGATCGCGGAGACCTGGAGGACGAGGACACCATGCTTGGCCGCCGTGAAGATTACGGCCACCGTGACGATGGGACCCCGGTAGAACTACCAGAGGGCGTCCTGGCGTTGACGTGTGGCGTCGATACGCAGGACGACCGCCTGGAGTATGAGGTCCTGGGGCACGGTCACTACGGCGAAACCTGGGGCATCAAAAAGGGCATAATCATGGGCGATCCTGCGTATGACGAACCCTGGGAACGGCTGGACGACGTTCTGGAGCACGTTTACCGGTTCCGGGATGATAGAGGGCTGACCATAGCCCGGACGTTCGTAGACAGCGGCGGGCATAAGACACAGCACGTCTATACTCAGTGCAGGGCGCGGCTGCATAAGCGCGTCTTTGCTATAAAAGGCCAGGGCGGGGACGGAATACCGTTCACCAAGCCGCCAAGCAAGGTCAAAATCATAGTCAATGGCAAGGCGGTGGGCCAAACTTGGCTCTACGTCCTGGGCGTTGACGCAGGCAAGGCGGACATATTCGCCGCCCTGAAAGTACAAGAAGCCGGTCCGAAGTTCTGTCACTTCCCGAAGGGGGAGCAACGGGGCTACGACGTGGCTTTTTTTAATGGGCTTTTATCCGAAAAGCTGGTTATGAAGTCCGAGCGAGGCCGGACGCGCTGGGCGTGGGTGAAGCTGCCGGGGCATGAGCGAAACGAGGCCCTAGACTGCCGAAACTATGCGCTTGCTGCGTTCCGGTCCTGGGACCCTGACCTTGACGCCGTGGAGCGCAGGCTTCGGGGCGTTGGGGATTCTGCGGAAACAAAACAGAAGACACGGCGGCGCGGTGTGGTCAAGCGCAGGACGTCCGCTGGTGACGATTGGTAGGAGGATTACACATGGCGAGTAGAACGGTGCTGGAGCTACGGCTTGAGCGGAAGAAAGAGGCCCTTGCAGCCGCCGAGGAAGCGTACATTGCACTGCTGAAAGGCCAGGTCAAGGCATACGCAATCGGTAGCCGAAACTTGACGCGCTTTGATCTTCCGCAACTGGAGGACACCATTGCAAAGTTGGAAAAAGAGATTGACGAGCTGGAGTCACAGCTCAACGGAGGACGCCGCCGAAAGGCTGTGTCTGTGATTCCCCGCGACTGGTGATTATTCCATCGGTTATTGCCCGCACGAGTGGGCTTTTAAGATAAAACCGAAGAAAGGAGGAAGCAATGGGAACGCAAGTCAAACCTAAAAGCGCCGCCAACTCTCGCGTGGTTATGAAAGGCTACTCTCAGGCCGGGGCCAGCTATACCAAAAAGGCTTTGAAGGGCTTCCGTGTAGCCAGCGGCGCACCGTCAGAGGACATTGATCAGAATAACTACACCCTGCGGCAGCGTAGCCGGATGTTATACATGGGTGCCCCGATTGCCACGGCAGCCCTAAAGCGGCAGCGAACGAACATCGTCGGCTCCGGCTTGTGGCTGAAAAGCACGATTGACCGGGACACCCTGGGCATGACCAAGGAACAGGCGGAAGCGTGGCAGCGCAGAACGCAGGCGGAATTTGCTCTGTGGGCTGAGAAAAAACAGACCTGTGACGCCACTGGCCTGAACAATTTCTATGGGATGCAGCAGCTTGTGGCCCTATCCTGGCCCATGTCCGGGGACGTGTTTGCCCTGGTCAAACGGGCCAAGGTGACGCCTCTGGCCCCTTATTCCCTGCGCCTGCATCTGCTGGAGGCGGATCGGGTGCGGACGCCCACAGCAAGCGGCGGCCTGTTTACTGCCAACCAGACGAAGGGCAAGAACCCGACGACCGGCAACACCATTTATGACGGTGTGGAGGTAGACCGGAACGGGGCTATTGTGGCCTACCATATCGCCAATACTTACCCGTATCAATACGATGGGACCCCGACCGAGTGGGTCCGCGTGGCGGCCTACGGGGCTGGTACCGGGCTTCCAAACATCCTGCACATCATGGATTCTGAGCGCCCGGACCAGTACAGGGGCGTCCCGTACTTGGCGCAAGCGATAGAACCCTTGCTCCAGTTGCGCCGGTACACCGAGGCCGAGATCATGGCCGCCGTGGTGCAGAGTTTCTTTACGGCGTTCGTGAAAACCGAGGCCGGGGCCGACGACATGCCATTCAACGAACCAATCAGCGCCGACCAGGACGAGGTGAGCAAGGACCCGAACGAGTACGAGCTGGGGCCTGGAGCAATGAACATCATGGAGCCTGGGGAGGACATTACTTTTGCCAGCCCCACCCATCCGAACACCGGCTTTGATACGTTCGTCCGCGCCATTGTGGAGCAGGTAGGGGCCTGTCTGGAGATCCCCGCCGACCTTATGATGATGTCGTTTAGCTCCAGCTATTCAGCGTCGCGGGCGGCCCTGCTGGAAGCCTGGAAGGGCTTTAAGATGCGCCGGGAGTGGCTGGCAGACGATTTCTGTCGCCCCGTCTACGAGTTGTGGCTCACCGAGGCCGTGGCCCGTGGGCGTATCTCTGCGCCTGGATTCCTGTTAGACCCCATCATCCGGCAGGCGTACCTTGGCAGTGAGTGGATCGGGCCGTCGCAAGGACAGCTCGACCCGACGAAAGAGGTTTCTGCTGCTGTGACCGCCGTTGAGAATGGATTCTCTACCCGCGAGGCCGAGTCTATCAAGCTGAACGGCAGCGAGTACAGCCGGAACGTGGACAAGCTGACCACGGAAAATGAACAGCTGAGGGCGGCGACCGGCGGGAACGCCCAGCCGACACAGGCTGTACCTGTGGAACCCACAGAACCGCCCGACGACAACGAAGGAATGGAGGAAAAACCCGATGGGCAAAACGATCCCGTTTAGACCCTACACCATCAACATGGTGGGCGACAATGACGCCGAAATCAACATGTATGGTGAGATCGTAGAGGAACACCCCACGGACTGGTGGACAGGTGAGCCTATCCCCGGCAATTTCATTGCCCTGGACGACTTTCTTGCAGACCTGGACGGCCTGCGGACCAAGGACAACATCACCGTCCACATCAACAGCGTGGGCGGCAGTCTGTACGCTGGTGTCTCTATCTACAACCGGCTGAAAGAACTTCCGGCAAACGTCGTGACCATCAACGACGGCCTTGCTGCCTCTGCTGCCAGTGTCATCTTCCAGGCTGGCAATCCCAGAAAGGTGAACGCCGGTAGCTGTCTGATGATCCACGAGGCCGCAGTGCTGCTGATGGGGTATTACCAGAACAAGGATTTGAAAACCGAGATGAAACGGCTGGATGCCCACAATCGGACAGCTATCGCCGCCTATGCCGAGGCTACCGGCATTGACTCGGACACCATCAAGAGCGCCCTGGCAAAAGAAACCTGGATGACCGGCCAAGAGGCTGTCGATGCTGGCTATGCCGATGAGGTCATCGACAGTGGGGGCAAGGTCAGCATGAGCCTGTCCCCAGACAAAAGATTCATCGTGTCCAACGGTGTGGCTATGTCCGCCCGTGGCATGGGTGCCTATCCTACTGGCATCAAAACTATGACGGCGGCGCAGGCCGCTATTTTTGTGGGCAAAAACGCCCAGGAACCCAGTGTACCGCCTGCCCAGCAGGTTAGTGCAAAAACAAAAACAGGAGGCAAGAACATGGACAAGATCACCACTATGGAAGCCCTGCGAGAGGCTTATCCCGACCTGGTATCTCAGGTCGAGGCTGCTGCCAAGGCATCCGAAAAGGCCGACGGCATCCAGGCCGAACGCGCCCGCATCCAGGGCATTGAGGCTATCGAGGCTGCTATCGGCGACAAGGAGCTGGTCAAAGCTGCCAAGTACGGGGATACCCCGCTGACCGCTGAGCAGCTGGCTTTCAAGGCTATGCAGGCCCAGGCTGCTATCGGCGCGACTGTCGTCAAGAACCTGGAGGACGATGCAGCCAAGTCCGGTGCTGCTGCTGTGGCTGCTGATCCTACCGGCGGCGACCCCAAGGCAAAAGAAGAGGACGACGAGGCCCAGGCAGTCAGCATGATTGCCGGTTTCCGTCCCAAGAACAAGAAGGAGGGCTAAACAATGGCTAACTACGAAGTTATGGGCGAAGTGAAGTACGCCAACATCTGGAACAGCGTTGACGTTCCCGTCATCACTGGCCTGCGTACCATCCGCAAGCTGTCTGCTGCTGCTACCTACAAGGCTGGCACTGCTCTGGCACTGTCCGGCGGCACCGCAGGCGACGGCAAACTGGTGATCCTGGGCACTGCTGCCGCATCCAACGAGACCCTGACCGCCAACTGCATCCTGGCCGAGGACGTTGAGGTTGGCACCGACGCTGACGTGCAGGCGCTTGTCTACCTGTCCGGCCACGCCAACGCCAACAAGCTGGCTGTCGCATCCAGCCACACTATCACCGCCGCAGAGATCGAGGCTTTCCGTGCTGCCGGAATTTACCTCGAAAACGCAATGTAAGGGAGGGCTACAAAATGGCATTTGACCTGTATAAAACCAGAACCATGCTGTCTGCCGTTGAGCAGATGGAACCGGTTCACTCTTTTCTTCGTGACCGCTATTTTCCCACCGGTGCGGGTGACCTGTTCCCCACCGACGAGGTCCTGATTGAGTACCGCGACGGTACCAACAGAGCCATGGCCCCTGTTGTGGTGGACGGCCACGACGGCATCACCGTTGGCCGTAACGGCTACAAGACCTTCCGCATGGAGCCGCCCCTTGTGGCACCCAAACGCCACCTGTCCGAGGATGACCTGCGGAAAAAAGGCTTCGGCGAGGACCTGTTCAGCAATATCACCCCTGAGCAGCGGCAGGCACAGTTGCTGGCCCAGGACCTGACCGAGCTGGACGAGCTGCACACCAACCGAGAAGAGTACATCGCCTCCAAGTGCATTTTCGAGAACGGCTACACCCTGAACCAGTGGGCTGACGAGTACGGCACTACCGGCAAGTCCAAGGCGTATGTGATGAAGTTCTACACTGAGGGTTCCAACCCCGCCACTTACACCCCTGGCACCAAGTGGGGCGCGACCGGCTCTGATAAGATGGCCGACTTGCTGGTCATGGCCCGCCAGCTGACCACCGCCGGGAACGCTGCCACCGACGTACTGCTGGGTTTCGACGCCGCCGACGCGCTGATGAACGACGAGACCATCAAGAAGCTGATGGACCTGAACCGTTACGACGCCGGTCAGATCGCGCCTCAGCTCATGCAGGACGGTGCTGCCCTGCTGGGTATCCTGAACGTCCGTGGTCATCGCCTGAACCTCATCACCTATGACGGCACCTACAAGGACGAGACCACCGGCACCATCACCGCCTATGTTCCCGCAAAGCAGATTTGCGTGACTGCCCCCGGTGCTGGCCGCGCCCTCTATGGCTGCGTGACCCAGACCGAGCAGGCTGACGGTGCTTTCCACAGCTACATGGGCCGCCGTGTGCCTCGCTACTGGTCCGACAAGAAGGGTCGCGAGCTGCGTCTGGCCTCCAAGCCCCTGCTGGTACCCCGTACCAAGAACCCCTTCATTTCTGCCACCGTGCTGGACTGAGGGACCGAGAGGAGCAAAAACACATGATTAAGATCGTCTGTGGTGTATATGGCCACTACATCGACGGCAGAGTCGTTGCCAAGAACAGCGATTCCGAGCCGTTCTCTCTGACTCCCCGACAGGAGGCGGAGCTTGTGGCAAAGGGCGTCGCAGCGTTCGTGGACGAGGTGACAGAGGTCTCCCATACGGGGGCCTCTGCACCTATCGGCTTCGACGAAAGCCCTGAGCCTGACATAGAGATCCCTGAGTACAGCGTTGACATGAAAGCCGACGAGCTGCGGGAGATCGGGAAAGACTGCGGCCTGCATTTCAAGGTCGGCATGACCAAGGCTGATATGGTGGCCGCCCTGGACGCCTTTTTTGCGGAGAAGATCGACGAGGACGACGCCGACGAAGCAGAGGACGACGGCATGGAACTGCCCGACTTTGACCCTGCCGAGGCGGTGGAATAATGGGCTTCAAAGATTCTGTCTCCGCTGACAGAGGTATCTTTCTTGACCTTGAATTTTTCGGCGAGACCGCAACCGTAGAGGGTAAAGAGATCCCCATTGTCATCGACAACGACCAGTTGAAAACCCGCCAAGGGAGCCAGGAGCTTGCCATTGCAGAGAGCGCCACGCAGTTTTATGCGCGGACTGAGGACCTTCCCCGAAACCTGGCCCCCGGCAGCAACCTGAACATCAACGGGCGGGAGTGCCTGGTCGATGATTACAGCGAGGCCATGGGCGTCTCTACGGTAGTCCTGCGGGAGACCATTGTTGTGTAAGGGAGGCAAGCAGAATGTCCGTTGTGAACATCCTGGATAGCGTCACGGATTGGGTCCGGGAGAACATCTGTGCTCAAATCAAGCTCAAAGCGCCGCCAGAGAATGATACCGACCCGACCGACTCCGGGTATGAGTACAAGATTGTCACCCCTGCGGCTTTTCCGCTGTTCGTCCCGGCGAAGGACAAGGCCCCGCCTGGTATCCTGTCCCCGATACCGTCCGTTTGCGTCCGGTTCCTGGAGGGGGCCGAAAGCCCGGCAGGCAGCAAGGGCAGTATCGGGATGCAGCTTTGTTTTTCGGTCTGGGACCCTGGCGTACATGGGGCGGATATACTGCTTCCTGGCGAGGAAGGTAAGGCGCAGCGGTGGACAGGGCCGGAGGCAGACGCCTATTTCCAGCGCAGTGCTGGGGGCTGGCGGGATGCCTGGAACTTCGTTGACATTGCTCTTCGGGCACTTGGCAGCACGACGAACGTCGGCGGCTATGCTATCGACCGCAGCGTCCCAATGAAGTTTGGTCCCTTGACCGAGGAAGGAGCTATTATCGACGCCTATCCGCTGTGGTTTGCCTGGTGCTCTTTTTCCGTCAACTACGATTTGCGCCGGAATATGGCGGATATTTCAAAATTCCTGTAAGGAGGAAAACCAATGGCAGTATACAAACACGGTACCTACGGCGAGTTTTCGGCAAGCATTGGGAAGCCTGCGTCTTCCGCTGGCACTGTCGCCGTCTACGTTGGTACCGCCCCGGTAAACCTTGTCCGGGGCTATGCGACCGCCGGTGTCGTAAATGAACCGGTATATCTGTCCAGCCTGTCCGCAGTAAAGCGGCTGATGGGCTATGCGGCAGACTGGGCGAAGTTCACGCTTTGCGAAGCCTTTGCCCTGCATTTCGACAGCGAAGAGAACGTCGGCCCCATCGTGGCTATCAATGTTCTCAACCCTGCCACCCACAAGAAGAGTGCTGAGACCACGAAACAGCTTACCTTTGCCAATGGGCGGGCTACCATCGACAGCACCACCATCATCCTGGATACCCTGGTATTGGCTGAGAAGGTCGAGGGCGTGGATTTCTCCATCGACTACGACTTCACCAAGGGTCAGGTAATTATCGAGAGCCTGGGCGACACTGAGATCACCGGCTCTGTCAACTGCACGTTCAGCGAGATCGACACCAGCAACATTGACAAGGATGACATTGTTGGCGGTGTGACTGCCGCAGGTGTGTACACCGGCCTGGGCTGTGTGTCACTGGTGTATCAGGATCTTAACATCATCCCCAACCTGATTGCCGCCCCTGGCTGGAGCGACAAGAAGGACGTTTACTCCGCCATGGTCAAGGCAGCGGCCAAAATCAATGGGCACTGGGATGCTATGGCCGTCGTAGACATTCCCCTCATGGATTCCAGCGCCGCCGTTGATACCATCGAAAAGGCCAACACCTGGAAAGATACCAACGGCTACACCAGCGAACGAGCAAAGGTCTGCTGGCCCCAGGGCAAGGACAGTTCTGACCGCGTTATTCATGCGTCTACCCTGTGGGCATGGCGGCAGATGCTCGTCGATGCTGAACACGACGGGGTGCCTATGGAGAGTGCATCCAACAAGGCTGTCCCTGTTGTAAAGCAGTATTTCGGCGCGTCCGCCACGAATCGCGGCTTTGACCAGCAGCGGGCAAACGACCTGAACCAGAACGGTATCTCCACCATCGTCTTTTTTGGTGGCCAGTGGGTACTCTGGGGTCCCCATACTGCGGCGTTTAAGCACGGCGCGATTACAGACAATCGCGTAATCTTTGACGTGTCCATTCGGATGATGATGCACCAGTCCAATTCGTTCCAGAAAGACTGGGCGCTGACCATCGACAGCCCCATGACCCGTGCCATGGCCGACACCATCAAGAACCAGGAGCAGGAAAAGGCCGATGCTCTGGCCTCTATGGGTGCCCTGATCGGTACCCCTGTTGTCCGGTTCGACGAGGACGACAATTCCACCGACGAGCTGGTTCAGGGCAATTTTGTCTGGAGCTACGAGTCTACCCCGACGCCGCCTTTCAAGAGCGGCACCATGAAGGTTGCCTACAGCTCCGAGGGATTCAACAGCTTTATCGGGGAGGAGGGTTAAACAATGGCATTCGTGAACGTTACCGGCCCCGTAGTGGCCGAGACTGTGTACGCAAACAACAAGCTCGTTGCAAAAGACGTCGAGCTGACCTTGCCCGCCGTGACGCCCACCACCGCAGATGTGCAGGCTATGGGTACCATGAGCATCCCAATTCCCCAGCTGCTGGAGAACATGGAGCTTTCTATCACAAAGATCGGCACGGACCTGGGCCTGTCTTCCATGCTATCCTTCGACGCTTTCCCCATCGAAATCCGTTGGGTGCAGAGTGTGACCGACGCAAACGGCAAGGTGTCCCACATTGGCTGCAAGGCGTTCCTGCGTTGCATGTCCACTGTGCTGCCCGAAGTGGGGCTTACCCCTGGCGAGGCCAGCGAGAACGAGCTGACCTACACCGTGACCAGATACCAGCTCATGCAGAACGGCCAGGAGGCGTGGCTGATCGACCGGCTGGCCGGCATCTGCCGCGTTTATGGCAAAGACTACATGGGCAATATCAGCTCTATGCTCTAAGCACAGAAGCCCTGCCGATGGAAACACCGGCGGGGCTTTTAATATACCGACGAAAGGGTGAAACCAATGACCGGAACGTTTAAGCTGCACAATCCTATTGACATTAACGGCAAGAGCCACGAGGCCCTGGCCTACGACACCAACGAGATCACCGCCCTGCTTTTCACCGAGGCTGAGGCGAAGCGGAAGAGCGCCGCAGGGCTGAAAAATGTGACCATCACCCCGGCGGTCGAGTTCGACTTCGGCTTGCACCTATACCTGGGATTTGCCGCCATCATTGCGAAAAATCCTGAGTGCGATTTTACCGATATGGAGCGCATTCACGGCACCGACCTCATTGACATTATGGCGGTGGGCCGAAATTTTTTGCTGAAATCGGAGGATGCAACGCCAAGCAACTCCGACGAGCCATCCGAGACTACTCCCAAGCCTACCACACCCCAGTAACGGACCTAGAGCGCAAGCGGGTGACTGATTTCATCGCTGAGTACATCGAGGCGGTGGAGGACGAGAAAGAACGGAAGAAGCGAATGCCGAAAGTGAAGCCGGTAAAGAAACCGCATAGAAGAAGGTGATCCCGTGTCAAAAGAGCTTGAGGCAACAATCCGAATAAGCGGCAACATTGACGCGAGGCTGAGAAGCGCCATCGAACAGGCGGTCAAACGGCTGGACCAGCTGGACGCTGCGGCGAAGGAGTCCGGCGGTGCTGTTGGTGAACTGGCCGACAAGATCAAAGACCAGAGTTCCGAGCTGAAAGCCGCCCAAAAACAGTATGCGAACTATGTTCTGGCTGGAGAAGAAGGGTCTGACCAGGCCCGTGAACTGGCTGACAAGATCAAGGAGCTGTCCAGCGACTTGAAGCAGAACAAAAGCTCTTTGGAAGCTGCGGAACGAGCCGCCCGCGACCTTGCGGACAGTTTTGATGACGCCGACGACTCAAGCGGCGACCTTGACGACAACCTGGACGATATGGATGACTCCAGCCGCAGATCAGGGGAGGGCTTCACAGTCCTCAAGGGGGCTATGGCCAACCTAGTAGCTGAGGGATTTAAGAAACTGATCGGCGCGGCTGTCGATGCAGGGAAAGCCCTGCTCGACCTGTCCGAGCAAACCAGGGAGTTCCGGCAGGATATGTCCACGCTCGAAACTGCCTATGATCGAGCTGGATTCTCCACGGAGGCAGCAACGAACACATGGCGAGAGCTGTATGCCGTCTTTGGCGAGGACGACCGAGCAGTCGAGGCCGCGAACAACATCTCCCGAATGTCCAAGTCACAGGAAGACCTGGATAAATGGGTGAGGATCACAACCGGTGTCTGGGGAACCTATCAAGACGCCCTTCCGGTCGAATCCTTGGCGGAAGCGGCGGGCGAGTCGGCCAAGACGGGCACCGTGACCTCGGCTCTCGCCGATGCACTCAATTGGTCAAGCGAGGCGGCGGCCATGTTCTCGAAGTACATGTCTGAGGACGTAACGACCGCAGAGGACGCTTTCAACGTGGCCCTGTCCAAATGCTCGAACGAGCAGGAACGGCAGGCCCTTATTACTGAGACCCTGACCACGCTATACGGCGACGCGGCTACCAAGTACGAAGAGAGCGCCGGAAGCCTGATGGATGCAAACAGGGCGGCAGCAGACGCTCAGCTTGCCCAGGCACAGCTTGGCGCGGCGATTGAACCCGTGACAACGGCGTGGACAAACTTGAAGACGCAGCTGCTCAATGCTGTTGCCCCTGCTATCCAAGCGGTGAGCGAGAAACTGCAACAGGCTATCCAGTGGATGCAAGCGCATCCTGCTGTGGTGCAGGCGCTTGTTGCTGCACTGGCTGTCCTGGCGGCTGGAATCACGGCGATCACCATTGCTGTTGCAATCTATACCGGCATTCAAATGCTCGCAAATGCGGCGCTGCTGCCTGTCATTGGTATAGCGCTTGCGATTGTGGCTGTCATTGCTGTTGTCATTGCCGTGGTGGTGGCCCTGTATACCCATTGGGACACCGTGAAACAAAAAGCAATGGAGGTCTGGCAGGCGGTACAAAACGCCTGGAGCCAGATCGCTACAGCCGTTACCAACGCAATTCAGACCGTCGCAAATGCCATCCGCTCAGGCTGGAGTGGTCTCGTTGGCGTTGTGACCGGCATCTGGAACGGTGTCAAGAACGCTGTGATAAATGTTTGGAATGCAATAAAAGCGAGGGCAAGCTCGTTTGTCAGTGGCGTAAAATCAGTTATTTCCAGAGGGTGGTCCGCGCTGACAGGCATCCTGACTGCGCCGTTCAGGGCGTTAATCAATTTCATTGGTGGCGTGCAGAGCAAAATTAGTGGATTGTTTGGGAAGATAAGCAGCATCAAAGACAAAATATCCAGCATCAAACTTCCAAAGTTTGCGTCTGGTGGTTTTACCAGCGGCCCGTCTATCGCTGGTGAGGCTGGCACAGAGGCAGTCATTTCGTTCAACAAGAAATACCGTGCTCAGAACTTGGCTTACTGGGCCAAGGCCGGTGAAATGCTTGGCGTGGACGATACTTTTGCCTTGGGCGGCGGAACCTCTGGCACATACGTTGATCTTGGCGGCGTAAATTTCGCCCCCAACATCGTAGTGCAGGGCAACGCGAAAAAGGACGACATCATTGCAGCTATCCGGGAGTCCTACCCAGAGTTCATGGACATGCTGGACGAGATGATAAGCGAGAGGGAGGAAACAGTCTATGCCTGAGATCATCGGCTACCGGGAGCATAAGACCGTCGAGGGGGATACCTTCGACAGCCTTGCACTCTGGTATTACAACGACGAACAGCTGGCCTCTCGTATCATCTCTGCGAATCTGGATTACTGCGACGTGTTGATCTTCGAGGCAGGCGTCACCTTGCGCATCCCCATCATGGATACCGTGGACACGCCGGAGACCCTGCCACCCTGGAGGCGAAACGCATGATAAAGGTCACCTACAAAGGGGCGGACGTGACGTCTGGAGTCTCCATCAACCGCTGTATCCATGACATGTATGCAGCTGGGCAGGCTGACACCCTGGACATTCGCTTCAACGACGCGGCGAAACTGTGGGACGGCTGGGCACCGGCTGTCGGTGACGAGATCCGTATTGATTATGGGCCTGCATCTACCGGCACGATGTTTGTCCGGTCCTGCGTTGCCGAAAACGGCCTGTATACCATCAAGGCTATGTCCGCGCCCCCGTCTGCTATGGAGGTTACGAACAAGGCATGGTCACAAGTCCGGTTGCTCCAGATTGGGAAAGAGATCGCGGGCCGCCATGGGCTGGCTTTCCAGTCCTACAACGTGACGGACCAGCTTTTCCCGTACCTGTTGCAGGCGAAAAGTGACTTTGCTTTCCTGCACCGTGTAGCCGTTCAGGAGGGCTGCGGGTTCCTGGTGTACGACAAGGCCCTGGTCCTTTATGGCGCGGCTGCCATGGAGGCCGTGGCCCCGGTCGAAAGCCTGGAGTTACCCCTTGACGGTGATTACCGCTACAACGACGCACGGGCCAAGCTGTACGGGTCCTGCATCGTGGAGTCCGGCGACTACTCAGGTAAATTCGACGCTGGGAATGGAGTAAACCGCATCCTGCGCCCTGTCTGTGGCGACATGACCATAGGCTCCAACGCAGAGGCGGAACGCTACGCCAAGAACCTGCTGAGAGATGCCAACAAGGACGGCATGACCGGATACATCCGCACCGCTGGAGTTTCTGCTGGGTATGCTGCTGCATCCACGGCGAAGCTCGCCAACCAGAGGGCACCGTCCTGGGACGGACCTGTATTCCTGTACCACGTCCGGCACGACTACGGCGTGGGAGAGAGTAAGCTATTTTTCCGTAAACCATTGGAGGGGTACTGATGATCGACAAAGGCTATGTTTCGTCCATCCTGGACGGAGGGAAAAAGGTCACGGTTATCCCGGCCACATCCGGCGACGTTGTGACGCAGCCGTTGACCGTCCCTTTTTTCCTGCTGGGGACCATGAAGCCCCGGAAAGAAGTCGTGTTTTGCTCGTTTCCGGACGGCACAGGGCTTGTCCTGGCGGCACTGGACGGCGGTTGGAACCACAACCTAACTGGTAATGTCTCTGTCGCCGGGACGCTCTCTGCGGGCGCTGTGGCGGCTTCTGGCGCTGTCTCTGGTGGCAGCGTGTCCGCCGGTGGCGTGGACCTGGGCAGCCATACGCACACGGACTCCCGTGGCGGGGCTACGTCCGGGCCGCAATAAGGGGGGTACATCATGGGATATACAGCACGATGGGGGCCGAAGGGTTTCATCATATCGGCCTCTAAAGTCGTAGCCCTGGAGGATTTCAAGACGAGCTACGCGCTCAAGAGCGACACCAACTCAGACACCAGCGGGACGCCGCCGACCAACACGCAGGGTTTGGAGCTGCAACCCCTGGAGCTGTCCACAAGGTACCTTCGCGCCCTTGGCACTGATCCCCTGGGGCAGATAGCCGAGTGGAAAGCCCAGATCGGGAAAAGCTATCCGTTCATCCTGGGCGGAAAGCAGTTCGGGCCGAAGTTCACGCTGAAAAGTTTCGACGTGAGCGACACCATGTTCACCCCGGCTGGCGTGATGATCGGCTGCACCATCTCGCTGAAATTCGAGGAATACTCCACGGCATCCACGACGAATGCGTCCGCCAGCAAAAAGACCGCTGCATCGACCAAGGCCAGCAAGAAGACGCAGGCCATATCGTCGAAGCCTACCACGTCGTCAAAGTCGTCGAAGAAGAAGTAAGGGGGGCGAGGATATGAGAGGAAGCGGAAACGGGGACGTTGCACTGTGTGCAGAGAATCTGCTGAGGATTTTCCGTGGCGAAAACCCCTATGAACGCATTAAGGGCATCGACGCCCGCAGCCTGGACAAGCCTGCCCTGGACGCGGAGGCTGAAATTTTGAAGGACGCTGAGTTCTGCATTGAAAACTACGAGCCACGGGCGCAGATAGACAGCCTGGACGTTTATGGGCTGGACCGTGAGCGCGGAGACTTCCGGGTCGTTGCTGCCGTGACTGAAATCTGACAGAAGGGAGTGAAGCGCGTGGCGAATGACTACAACTTCGTAGAAACCGACAGTGCGAAACTGTACACAGCCATTGTGGGCAGCCTCATGGACTACTGCGACGAGCCTCTGTACCCCGGCGACGAGCGCCGGATCTTCGGCGAGGCTCTGGTTGCTGTCCTGGTATCCCTGTACAACGAATTCAACGACAAAATGAAGCAGCGGACGTTGCAGAACGCCCGTGGCTACGTCCTGGACGCTATTGGGGACATGTTTTACCGGGTGGAACGTGCCGCCCCGGCACAGGCCCATGCGACGTTCCGGTTTGCCGTGGATGCTGCCTTGCAGGAAAATGTTATCATCCCGGCTGGAACCCGCGTGACGACCGACGGCAGCGTGTACTTTGCCACGCAGGAAACCGCCGTGTTACAGGCCGGGGAAACCTACGTTGACCTGCTGGGCGTCTGCACGACCGGCGGCAGCGACTACAACGGATTCACTGCCGGGACCATCGGGACCCTGGTTGACCTGATCCCCTACATTGCATCCGCGAAAAACACCACGATCTCCACCGGCGGCGACGATGGGGAACCCTACACCGAAGAGGGCGATAACAGATTCCGGGAGCGTATCAGCCTGTCCTATGCCAAGCTGTCCACAGCTGGCCCAGAGAGTGCTTACAGGTATTTTGCGCTGTCTGCTGATCCTGACATTATCGACGTGTCCATTGACGTGCCCAGTGCCAACGTCGTGGATATTTACGCCTTGATGAAGGGCGGCGAGCTGCCCGACGAGGAAACCCTGGAGAAGATCGAGGCAGCCGTCTCTCAGGATGACGTGCGGCCTATGACGGACACCGTGACGGCAAAGGTGCCTGATACCGTCGATTACACGGTAAACATCAAGTATTACGTCACCAAGGACAACGAGGCGTCTACTATCCAGCTCATTGAGGCTGACGGCGGGGCAATCGACCAGTACAATGCCTGGCAGCAGTCCGCCCTTGACCGTGACGTAAACCCCGACAAGCTGCGGGAGCTGATCCTCACGTCCCTGGCTGAGTACAAATTGACCGGTGCTTTCCGTATGGATATTACCGGCCCGATCTACACCGCCGTAGGCAAGAATGAGGTTGCGAAGCTGTCCGGGGCTGCGACTGTCTCCCATTCCATCATCGTAGGGTAAGGGGGGCCGGAAAATGAAACTATCAGACCTTGATTTCATCCGGCTGCTGCCTCAGTTCATGCGGGAGGACGGTGCTGTCATCGGCCTTGCGAAGGGGCTTGACAGTATCATTCCGAGCTTGTCTGAGTCCATGAAGATTTTGACCACTTGGGACCATATCGACGAGCTGGCCGAGGGTGAGCTTGACGAGCTGGCCGTAGAGCTGAACGTCCTTTGGTACGACATGGGCGCTACGTTGGACACCAAGCGCGACCTGATCAAAAACTCCATGGATGTTTACCGGCACCTGGGGACCAAGTGGGCTGTGGAGTCCGTTATCCATTCCTATTTTGGCGACGGATACGTTGCTGAGTGGTTCGATTATGACGGAGACCCTGGACACTTCCGGGTATACTCCACCAACCCAAGCCTGACCAACGAAAAGCTGCTTGAGTTTATCAATCTGCTGGAGAAGGTCAAACGTGCGTCGTCCATCCTGGACGGCATTTTTATTTCCCTGACCGGACAAATGAATCTCTATACAGGCGTAGCGATTCACGAGTCCGGCAAGGACGTTTACGCCATCGGTGCAAAGCCGTTGGCCTGAAAGGAGCGTGAAACATGGGAAGTTTTGCGAACAACGTCATCACTGATGCTGGCCGCATCCTTCACGCGGACTGTCTGGCCGGGGCTGTCTTCACGCCGACCAGAATTGTGATCGGTAGCGGTACCCTGCCCAGCGGTACAGCAATCGCAAGCCTGACCGCAGTCATTACGCCCGTGAAGTCCCTGACCATCAACAAGGCACAGCGGACGCCCGACGGCAAGTGCATCTTCGGCGGCGTCTACTCCAACAAGGACGTCACCCAGGATTTCTACTTCCGGGAGCTGGCCTTGTATGCCAAGGGCGTCTACCTGAACGACGACGGGACCGTAAAGAGCGAGACGGCGGAAACCCTGTACTCCTACGGCAACGCTGGCAGCACGGCTGACCTTATGCGGGCGTACTCCACAGAGCACGTTGTCGAGCGCCAAATGGATCTCGTTTGTTGGGTGGGCAACACAGCACAGGTCAATCTTACGATTGCCAGTGACGTGTATGTCACCAGGGAGCAAATCGCGGACCTGGGGGGCGGCCTTGTGGTCATCCCCATTGGCGAAGACATCCCTGTGGCCGAAAGAAAAACCGGATTCTTGTACTTCAAGGAGAAAAACAGCGTCACTCTCCAGGTGACACAAGAAATCGGCTTGAAATTTGAATGAATGGAGGGGCTGGGATGGCTGATACTAGACCAATTACAAGACTCACGATCAAGGACAAGGAGACCGGAACCGAAACCGAGACTGACGTCAAAACCTGTGCAAGAGGTGTAACGTGCGACGAGGGCAAGACCGCCCAGGACCACATTTCGGATTTCGTGGCACATAAAAAGGACGTCAACCGTCACGTCCTGGTGCAGGTCGGCGGAGACGAACCGGCAACCGGGCCTGCTCTGTGGATCGACGAAAAAAACCTACTGCACTACAAGGATAAGAGCGGGAGCAAGGACGACCTGTACCCCGCAACGAAAGCCGCCCTCGTGGAGGGCCTGAGCGCACTGCTGGCTGGGGTAAAGAAAACGGCACAAACCGACCTGAGTTCACATACCAGCAACAAAAACAACCCCCATGGAGTGACAGCCGAGCAGGCAGGCGCTGACCCGAAAGGCGCGGCAGCTGCTGTGCAGGTGAACCTGGATACCCACACGGGGAACAAGAGCAACCCGCACAACGTCACCTGCGACCAGATTGGGGCTATCAAATCCTCTACGCTTGGCAAGCCCAACGGTCCGGCAAAGCTGGATGCCGATGGGAAACTGATCAAGAATCAACTGCCCCCCGTTGGCGGCAGCCGAATCACCATCACTTTCGAGCCTGCGTTCCAGGGCGCAACCTGGACGCTGACCGGTGGCGGGGAGAATTACAGCGGCGTGGTGGACAGCACCCTGAAAACGGTTGTCCCTGTGATGGGTGTGCAGACACTGTATACCGTGTCCGCCTCTGTGAGTGGCACGAAATACAGCACAGAGGTTATGACGCTGGACTACTTTACCGCTCTGTCTGTGGCCTTAACGCAGTTCCAGGCGACCATCATCGTCACCGTAGACGCTGATTCCACCGTCACTGCCGTATGCGGCACCACCACCCTGACCAAAACCAGCACCGGCACAGCGATTTTCACCGTCGGCAAAGCTGGTACCTGGACCGTCACCGCCACCAAGGACGGCAACACCGCCACCGGCACCGTAGAGATCACCGCAAGCGGCCAAAGCGAAAGCCTGACCCTAGACTACGCGGCGGTGTTCGGCGTGATGTGGGACACAAGCAACAGCTCCACCGCCCTGACCCGCCTGACCAAGACCTCTGACCCCTACGGCTTCGTGACGAAGGACGTCACCACTGAGCCGGTTCCGGCAGTCGGCACGGGGGCTGGTAGTTCTCCGTTCGACAGCTTTATGCCGTGGTCTGGGGTGCAGGAGTGCAGCCTTAAATCTGACGGCTCGATTCTGGCGTGGAGGGGTGATAGTGGATACAGCCGTCAAAATCCGTATATCATGGTTTATATTCCTGCGTTCTACGTTACACAAAAACGCAGTGGCACGAAACAATATTTTTATGTTTCAGATAAGCCCAAAACTGGATTCACTAAGCATCCTGGCAGCGGAAAATTCGTAGGCCGTTATGTGATGGGAGGAGGCGGCGTTTGTAGCGCCCCGAATAATTCTCCATGGGTCGGTATTACCCGTTCTTCTGCACGCAATGAAACCAGAGCAGATAGACCGAAGTTCCATCTCTACGACTTCGCTACCTATTGCGCCATAATCTGGCTGTATGTGGTGGAGTTCGCAGATTGGAATTGCCAGAGCAAAATCGGGCGCGGGTACATTGATAATTCTAAGGCAGAAAAAACGGGTGGAACAGACATCTTGGTTTACCACACTGGACGTGCAGCCGGTCCAGATGGTGGAACCGCCGTCCAATACCGCTGGGTCGAAAACCTGTGGGGCAACGTCTATCAGTGGGTGGATGGATTCAACGCCAACGGCACAACGGCCTACTACTGTACCGACCCTTCCCAATACGCTGACGACACCACGACTGGATACACGCAGATCGGGACGCTGCCTGCTTCTGGCTGGATTAAAGACCTGACAGTGACGGACAACGGCCTGCTGATTCCCAAGACTGTCGGTGGCAGTGAGACCACGTTCATCCCAGATTACGCCGACTCGTCTTCCGGGTGGCGCGTGCTCAATGTGGGTGGCGGCTGGGGCAGCGGCTCGAGCGCGGGCTTGCTGTGGTTCGGCGCGAGCAACACGTCGTCGAGCTCGAGCTCGGACATCTCTGCGCGTCTCCTGTGTGAGGCGTAGCCGAACACAGTCCCCTCCGGGGGACCGGGGGTCGCAACCCCCGGCGCTTTGCAAAGCGGTTTTTAACAACGAAATAAATTAAGGGACTGTCTGCGCGTCGTGGAGTGTTACCGCGCCCGACGCCAACTCGTCTTCCGGGTGGCACGTGCTCAATGTGGGTGGCAACTGGAACAACGGCTCGAACGCGGGCTTGCTGTACTTCAACGCGAACAACACGTCGTCGAACTCGAACTCGAACATCTCTGCGCGTCTACTTTTTCCAACAAATTTGAATCGTCTCATTGCGCAGGCTTTCCCTCATCCCTTGATGAAAATCATACCCAGAGGACGGGGCCTAGTAGGTAAACTCTCGAACGGCCCCGCAGGTAAAAAGGAAGTGCTAGTATTCCTAAGAGAGTTGGATTCCTCTATAACAAAATGCTGAACATGGCATTTATCAAAGAAACGATACTTCTTGCCAGCAAGAGAAAGAAAAATCGCCGCAGTGTGCGGCGTGTGCTGGCAAACATCGACGAATACGCCGAAAAGCTGCTCGTTATGCTGGACACGGATGCATTTGTTCCAACGAAGCCGAAAATCAAACAGGTCTACGACCAAAGCTCCAGGAAGTGGCGTGAAATCAAAGTCGTTCCGTTCTTCCCTGACGCCTGTGTTCATTGGCTGTGCGTCCGGGCGATGAAACCCGTACTGATGCGTGGCATGCACCATTGGTCGTGTGCCAGTATTCCGGGCAGAGGCGGCGCAAGAGCCGTGAGACAAATCGGGCGTATGGTACAGCGCCGCACGAAGAGCAGTAAATACGCCGCTCAGTGTGATGTGCGGAAGTTCTATGACAGCATCCCGCCGGATGGTGTAAGAAAGGCTCTGGAACACAAGATCAAAGACCGACGCTTCGTTCGGCTTGTGATGAGCATCATTCAGGATGGCCTTGCAATCGGCTACTACATCTGCCAATGGCTTGCCAACGTCTACCTGGAAGGTCTGGACCGGGTGCTTTGCAGGCAGAAGGGTGTGACCTGTGAGGTGCGATACATGGACAACGTAACGTTGTTCTCCCGCAGTAAGAGGGCCTTGCATAAGGCGCTGAAAGCGGCAAGCTCTTATCTCAGGACGATAGGGCTTTCCCTCAAGGGAGACTGGGCTGTATTCCCTGTGTCGAAGCGGGCTGTCGATGCCATTGGGTACCGTTTCAGCCGAACGTGCATCATCCTACGCAAGCGCCCCTGCCTGCGGCTTATGCGGCAGTGTCGGCGGGCAGTGAAACGCAAGAAGCGCGGCGGTGTTGCTGTGAAAATGGCACAGGCACTTATGGCTCGAATTGGCCGGTTGAAAATGTGCGCAAAGAAGAAACTAACAGACCGCTACATTCGGCCTGTTGGAATGAAATACTTGAGGGGAGTGATTCGACGTGCGAGTACACGGAGACGTGAAACCATCCGAATGGACGGCAGAAAGCTGCCCGAACAAACCGGGCACGGCGTTGGTGCGCTTTTGCTTGAACCCGGTTGAGGAAACGACAGACGAACGAACCGGCTGGGTCTACGATGAATTTACCGTAGAGGTTCCAGACGGTGAAGACCTGCAAGAGCGCGTTGCTGCACAGTTCGACGACCTGCTACGGCAGGCTGCCGGTGCTGGGGCATCCCTGGATGATATGCGGGGCCAGCGCATCACAGAGAGCAAGACTGCCCTTGCTGAGTGGCTTGCTGAAAATCCGCTGACCTGGACAGACGGCCACCAGTACGCGGTGACGCAGGAAAAACAGTCACAATTGACGTCAACCATTGCTGTTCAGCAGGTGGCTCAGGCTGCCGGGGTGAAGCGCCAGCTCAAATGGAACACCACCGGCGACGAGTGTACGGAGTGGACTTACGAGGGGCTGTGCGCCCTTGCGCTTGCCATTTCCGACTATGTGGAACCGCGAGTCTCTGTCCAGCAGGCTGCCGAGGTGGCTATCCGCGATGCGAAAACTGCAAAGGGGGTCCTCACCGTTGTCTGGGACTACGATATGCCGGTGGCATAATATCGCCCTGCATTGTGCGTTCGGCCTGATTGCTGGCTGCATCTATCTGCTGATCGAACTGGCATGGCGCGGGCACACCCACTGGACGATGCTGCCCTTGGCGGCGGTGATCTTCGTCTGCGCTGGGCTGCTGGAC